ATGTCACACGCTTACGCATCCGATACTTCGCCGGCACTACGAAACGCAAATACAACTCAGTACGCTTATCCATTAGATGTCCTCCATTCTCTTGTATAAAGATGTTGCTTTGAACTCGCTACGAATGCCTTGATTGAAATCGCTGGCACACATTGCTTCGTAAATGGTTTCTTGGAATTGCCAAATCAAATTGTACAAGTCCTCACTGCTGTAATCCTCAAACGGCTTCCATGCTAAAAAGCTGAGAGTATTTGCAGCGTATATTTCCTCCACAACAATTTCAGGCGGTGTCATTGTGTCGTACTCAGACAACACAAGTTTCATAGCACTGGCTAACGCAATGCGTTCGTTGTAATCAAGTGAGTACGGCATTACTTTGCCTCCTTAGAAACACGACGCTCAACAACATGAGAAGAGTCATACTTAGGAACACGCACAGCCTCCCAATGAAGATACGACTCGTACTCATCTGTGCCTGCTTCTTCCAAATCAGCCCAGTCATAAAGGATTGATTCAATGTTGTCGGTATCACGAGCAATGACACGATTGAACTCCGCAAGGAAGTTCTGAGTGTCAGTGTACGGAACACCGTTGATGGATAATGATGTAGTAGGCATGGTTAGCCCTTTCTGTGAACTCAACATTTCTATTGAGTAGCAAGGGCACCAACAACTCCCCAAGCATGGGGAGATGCTGATGCACTTGTACCCGACAGGAACTATCTAGGCGATACGGTCAGCCTTGATTCCGGTGCGTGATGATGCACGAGCGAACTCGTACTCAGCAAGTTCAGCAAGAAACTCCTGCTCATCAGCAAGGTTGTCTGCCCACTTGCCTGCACTAGCGAAACCAAACATTTCGATTTCAAGTTGCTCAAGCATTTCAGATGTAGTCATTGTTATTTCCTTTTGTTTTCTGACTCGTCAGTACGGACATTTATCCGTAGACGCCCGAAGGCGTTTCGTCATTTGACAATGGTTCGGTAACCCTCACGCAATCCTGCAATGTGCTTCTTCCACTCTCTGCGTGCAATCCACACCATCTCATCGCATTCCTGCTTGGTAGCAAACGCCATACGAACATGAGTGCAATCACCCATTGCATGATTGACAGACTGCGTGTAGATGATTAGACCTCGGTCAGCAATGCGGTCGTAACCGATAACTTTCTCGCCGTTGATTTCCATGATTACTTACTCCCTGCGATAACAACAATCAACGCCTCAATAGCGCCAGTCAAATTGTCAGCATGAGCAAGGTCGTAACCAACTTCCTCCTCATATTCACGCCAAGTTTGCAACTCGTCAATGATGTCGTTGAGTTGAAGTACAACTTCATCCCATGTCTTATGTATTTCAGTAGCCATAGCCACTCCTTTGTTTACTGATGACTCATCAGCACGAGCACTCACTCGTGGACGCCTCACGGCGTTTCGTCATGTCAGGACAACTCCCCAAGCGTGGGGAGATTACTTGAGACCAAGCGCCTTGATGATTTCATCACGAACAGCAGGCGAATACTTAGCGAGACGCTTGCGAGCCTCACCAGCAGTAATCGTGATAGCCGTCGCAGGTGCAGGCTTCGTGTCGTTCTTCGCACGCTGACCAGCAGGCGCCCAAGTAATGAAAGCACCGATAGTCACATACTCGTAACGAGTTTCCTTGAGGAACGCTTGCTTCGCAGCCTCATACGAACCGTACTTACGAACGGCACGAGTGATAGCGCCAAGCGTGTTCTCAAAAGACTTGAGTTTGTAATCGGTGATGCGCTTCGTGTCACTTGCGTAGAACTTGTGATACTTAGCGGGCGAGTCGCCACGCTTCACCATGTCGCCATGACGCAAGCACCACTCATCCCAAAAATGCTCGTTGCCTTTCTTGTTGAGCAAGTCTGCCTTGCGTGATGTATTCCATGCGGTAAGTCCGCTTGCCTTGTTAGTAGCCAATGTATTTCCTTTTGTTAGGAACTCCCCAAGCGTGGGGAGTTTGTTTGCTTGATTGAGATAGCCCACCAACCAGCCAGTATCGGATACCAGCCAGCGGATGCGCCCCTCATCTATTGTTCTGTGTGCTTTACATGCATTCGTGAGCCTTGTGCTTGTTGGGGTTTCTAGCAGACACAGGTCCCCGTGGGGGTACGGCCACCCATGCCCCGTCACTTCAAAGGGACTCTTCCCACGCAGGGCGAGAGCGTTTAGTTTTGGATACCCTCTAGACGAAGGGTTTATTTCACCATTTTACTTTGTTGGCCCAGTATGCTGCGGACATGGGTCCTTTTGCGATGTTGCTGGAATGCCTTGCCTGAAAGGATTTGCGGCGATTTGCATAGGCTGTGGATTCGCCTTTTTTCTTGGGGGAGCCTGAGACTCCTTGTTGTCCGAAGCGAATGGTCTTGACTTGGCTACCGGATTTGGCTACGACAATGTGTGACTTTTTGGGGTGGTCGGGTGTGCGCTTGGGTTTGTTGTATCCGCTAACACCTGCACGTGCTAGACGTGGGTCACGCTTGGGGGTAGGTTTGGCTGGCATTGATTACCTCTATTGATAGTATCCATCCGTAGGGGATGTGGTTGATGTCTCCGACTGTCTTTGGGGAGTCCCCTTCATATCGGAATACGGTTCCTGCTGTGGTCAGATAGTTCTCTTGGCAGTCTGCCCAGTAGCGTCCAATGGTGACAGCTACAGCATCTTCGGGTTCATATTCATCTACTTCATGCCATCCGGAGTGTGGTGCGTAAGCATCACGCCAGGTCACTCTAATCTCCGCCCAGGGCTGTATATGCTTTAACTGTTCGGGACTCATATCTCCTCATTTCATGAACGGGGCTACGCTTATGCTCGCCCCGATGTATTTGCTAAACCAGGTCAAGAACCGTCTTTAGGACGGTTTTCTTGCTACCCCCCCCTATAGTCCCCCCCAAACGTTACCTGGGAATCATTCTCACTATTGCAGTCCATCAGACTGCCCGTAGGTGACGAAGTTACCTATATGGGTATGAAAGAAGAAATAGTTCTTACGCAGACACAGACCGAGTATTTGGACTGGCTTTGCACTGCTCCTAGTGAGCGTACCCCGCCGTCTAAGAATAAGATGGCTGTTCATTTGGGTGTGGATATTACTACGCTTCGCCGGTGGGAAAAGAAGCCTAATTTTCGTCAGCAGTGGCAGGATAGGGTTGACGATATTCAGGGGTCTCCTGAGCGTACCCAGGCTGTGCTGGATATGTTGTACAACAAGGCTACCCAAGATAATGATGTTAAGTCTGCACAATTGTACTTGCAGGCTACGAATCGTATGGCTCCGCCTACAGTGGAAGTCAAGTCTGACCGCAAACTTGCCGAGCTTTCTAATGATGAGTTGGATGCTTTGATTGCTTCTGTGGCTTCTAGGGAGAAGGAGACCCGTACTCTTAAGGTTGTCTAATGGACATTATAGAGTGTAAGCGATGTGGGGAGGATTACCCTGATGGATGGGCTGAGTGTCCGTTCTGTGCTGCTGAACGTAAGAACAATGGGCGTCATGCCGAGGATGAATGGAATTAACTGAACTTATTAACGAGCGTGAGTGGCGCTTATGTAAAGGACCTGACGATGCGAGTGATTCGGACCTTGCGGATGCTTTTGAGTATTTTTGCTCTAACTATTGGTTTATTCGCCATCCTGAACGTGGGCGTATTTTATTTCCTATGCGTGATGCGCAGACGGAAACTGCGTACGCTTGGATTTCAAACCGCAACAGTATCGTTCTCAAAGCCCGTCAGATTGGATTCTCAACCCTAGCTTCTGCGTTTGCTTTTTGGGAGGTTTTCTTTTGGCCTGACCGTTTTGAGGTTATGCTTAGCCGTACCGAGCGTGAAGCTGCTAAGCTTCTACAGAAGTCTAAGTACGGGTTTAAAATGTTACCTGACTGGATGAAAGCTAGGGGACCTGGGTTGGTTTCCGATAATCAACTGAAGATGGTGTTTAGTAATGAATCTGCTCTTGAGTCTCTTCCTAGTGGTAATGACCCTGCTCGTGGTGAATCCGTGTATCGTGTCTTTATTGATGAGATGGCCTTTCTTCCGAACTCGGAGGAAGCATGGGCGTCTATTGAGCCGATTGCCGATGTGGGTGGTCGTATTGTGTGTCTATCCACCGCTAAGGGTGAGGGGAATATATTTCATAAGCTTTGGGTCGGGTCTCAGACTGGCACGAATGATTTCAAAGGTATTTTCTTTCCTTGGTCAGCCGGTGACCGTGATGCCTCATGGTACGAGGTTAAAAAAGCGCAGCTTCCTGACTGGCAGCTTGCCCAGGAATACCCGTCAGACCCTGATGAGGCGTTTGTTAGGTCCGGCCGTCCTGTGTTTGATATTGACGTTATTCGTGCTATTGAACCAATAGACCCCATTAAGGGTACGTTGCTTGCTTTGGACTATTATGACTTTAAGGCTGATGGGGGTCCTCTTAGTGTGTGGGCCGAACCTGAACCTGACCAGGTGTACTGTATTGGGGCTGACGTGGCTGAAGGTTTACTGCATGGTGACTATAGTGTAGCTCAGGTTATCAATGCTGAAACTCTTGAGGTTGTGGCTAGGTGGCGTGGTCATGTTGACCCTGACTTGTTTGGTTCTGATGTCTTGTATGATTTGGGTGACTGGTATAACCACGCTTTGATTGGTGTGGAGAACAACAACCATGGGTTGACAACGCTGAAGGCGTTGCAACGTGCGGGTTATAGAAACATATACAGACAGCGTAGGTTGGCTAATCGTGCTCCTCAGGCTACTGAGATTCTTGGTTGGCGTACTACTGCGGCTTCTAAGCCGTTGGCTATTGACGAACTTGGTAAAGCTATTCGTGATGGTGAGCTGGGTATCTTTGACGAGCACACTCTTGCTGAGTTGCGAACGTTTGTTCGTGATGAAAATGGCAAGATGCATGGTTCTCCTCATGACGACCTTGTTATGGCTATTGCAATTGCCAACCAAATGCTTAAACATGTTTGGCTTCCTGAGTATCGTCCTGATTTGGCTCCACCTAAGTTCTCTTTTGACTGGTTTGCTAACCAAATTGAACCTGAGAAGAAGGAAAAGTTTGTTTTGGGTTCGTTTAACGCTCGTAAGTAACGATTTTCGTATAGGTTATGG